CTTACATAGATCAAAAAACAGAACATACCGGAGAAATAAAAATAACCAGGGTTGTTAAATCTTGAACTTCAATACACTAAACCTCAATTAGAATTCTTATTTAACCATAAGGAGGGTGTTAGATTTGTTATAGTTCCGGCAGGTAGGCGTTTTGGTAAGACAAAAGGCGTTGCTAATGCAGCTATAGAGTGGATAATTGAGAGTAAGAAAATACTTTGGGGTGATACCATAAGCGGAAACATTGATAGATATGTAGAGCGTTATTTTAAGCCTGAATTAGTGAAGTCGGGATTATCCTACTCTTATTCTACACAAAAGAAGGTATTAACAATAGATGGTTTTAACGGTTACATTGACTTTAGATCAGCAGACAGGCCAGAGAACTGGGAAGGTTTTGGTTATGATGTTATTATTCTTAATGAGGCAGGTATAATACTAAAAAATGACTACCTGTACACCAACGCAGTTCTCCCGATGCTTATGGATAATCCTGGCAGTAAATTAATAGCTATAGGAACCCCAAAAGGAAAAGAGACTAAACAAGGCAAAGAACATAGGTACTTTGCTTTGTATAAAAGGGCTTTAGAGAAAGATAAAGCTTTCCAATTATTTCAGTATTCAAGTTACGACAACCCATTTTTAAGCCAGACCGATGTAAAAGAGTTGGAAGAAGAAATGCAACTCATGAACCCCGCAATGGTTCAACAAGAAATATACGCCCAATTCGTTGAAGGTGCAGCCGGTGAGTTATGGGATGAGGTAATAATAGAAAGGCAACGCATAAAGGTTTGCCCTCAATTAAGCCGAATAACCGTTAATATTGACCCTGCTATATCTAATAACGCTGATAGTGATGAAACAGGCATAACCGTAACAGGTAAGGATAGTAATAACAATGGGTATGTATTAGATGATGAAAGCGGGAAATACTCACCGGATCAGTGGGCAACAATAGCTATAAAGTTAAAAGATAAATGGGATGCCGATTGCATAGTTGCCGAAAAGAATCAAGGTGGCGATATGGTTGAGAATGTAATAAGGGCAAAAGATAAGAATGTAAGGATAAAGCTAGTAACAGCAACTAAAGGTAAATTTGTTAGAGCAGAACCGATTTACTCGCTTTACGAGCAAGGTAAAGTGTTTCATGTGGGTTATCATCCAAAGCTAGAAGCCCAAATGTGTATATTCACAAGCGACCTTAAAACATCACCGGATAGGGTTGATAGTTTAGTATGGGGCTTTACTGAATTACTCCTAAAAGATAAATCTTTCTGGGTTGTATAGTTTTTTTTTGTATTTTTGATTTAATTTCACTATAATTATGGGTTTCTTCGATTTACTAGAACGAAAGCAAAGAGGTAGCTTACCTGCATTACGATGGGTGTTGAATACTTCAGGCGAATGGATATATCCAGATGAAAAAGCAAACGACTACATTGAGAAAGGTTATAAACAACTCCCAACCCCGTACGGACTCATATCTGCTATACTAAAGAAGTCTACGATAGTACCTTTTGAAGTGTTTAAGGTAAAGTCTAAATCTAAGGAAATGAAATATAAATCCTTAATGAAAGACCCAAGAAACACCATTAAAGCACTTAAATATAAGAATGAAGCCTACGACAAAATAGAAGATAGTGAGATTGAACGGTTATTACTTAACCCGAATAGCTACCAGTCATTGAATGAATTGTGGTGGGAGGTTGACGGGTACAAGCTACTTACTGGAAATTCTTATTTGTACGGCATTGAGGTAGGTAGTAAACCAAAGGAACTGCATAACATCCCTGCCCCATGCGTTGAAATTAAAGTGGAAGGTACTCCGTTTGACCCCATATTAAAATACATAGTGAATTACATTGAGGGAGATTTGCCAGGAGCAGAAGTATATCACTTCAAATACTGGAACCCTATTTTATCGACTGAATCACCAACACACCAATTTAAAGGGCAATCACCTTTGCAATCATGCCGGATGCTGTTAGGCAGATACAAGGATGCCGATATAACGCAGGGGTTCATGTTTAAGAATCAAGGCCCCGCAGGTGTTTTATCTGGTGATGGGAGCAGTGATGCGTATTCACAGGGACAGGAGCAAGCAATTGCAATTAAAGATAGGTTTAAACAACAGCATCAAGGCGTGCATAGAGCAAATGACGTGATTGTAACCCCTTCTAAATTATCATGGACTTCAATAGGTTTAAGTCCGGTTGATCTTAATATTACAGCTGGTAAAAAGGAAATGATTGAGGAGCTATCTAATGCTTATAATTACCCTGCTGAATTGTTGGGAGGTGATAAGAAATTCAACAACTACGAACAGGCCAGGCGAGCAGAATTAACCGATGCTGTTATCCCTTTAGTGGAAGATAGAAAATCTGTGTTAAATAAATTACTTTGTCCTAAGTTTGGTGAAGATATACGTATTGAGTTTGATTATACTATATTCCCTGAATTGCAGGATGATTTGGAAAAGCAATCAAAGACGGCAAAGGAAATGTATTGGGTAAGTTTGAATGAGAAAAGAGCATTCACCGGCTACGACCAATCACCTGACCCGAATATGGACAAGATTTATGTTCCTTCTGGGTTAACGCCTTTAGAGGACTTGAATTTACCACCTGAAGAAATAGACGAGGAAATGCTTAACCCTGAAATTACAGAAGAATGATTATAGCTATTAAATTACTGGTTACGTTGATATTACTACTTTTAGTGGTGGCTGTTACTCATTACTTAGGGGTAATAAATAGAAATGTAGCCAATAAATCAGCGCATATTATTATAACGGCAATCATCATTAACTTAGTGGTTATGGTATGGCTGTACTAAGGAACGAACATAAAGCCTTTCTAAGAAGGCAGAAAATATACGAGGCAAAATATATAAAACAATTCTATAGATACCTTGCTTCGGTTAATTACTCGGTGGCTCGGTGGATTGATGCTAATGGACTAGATGTTACCCCGGACGATTTTCTTAACTACGATAGGGTAGAATCTATTTATAAAAAGCTTTACAATGAAGTAACTATCAATGAAGCAAAAATACAAAGGACTGAATTCGGTGATGATGTTGGTCAAAAAGATATGATTGATGATATAATCGGAATGATGGCACCACAAGATAGCCAGCCCATTTCATTATGGAGAAGGTTAATCAATGAATTCATTACAGTTAGAATAGCAGGGCGGATAACAGAGGTTAACACAACTACAAGACGTAGAATATCAACTCTTATAGAACAGGGACTAAATGAAGGCTTAGGTGCTTCACAGGTGGCAACGTTGATACGGAATGATAGAGGTTATAACCGAAACAGAAGTTTAGCAATAGCACGAACTGAAACAATAACCGCAGGTAATCAAGGTAAATACATTGCAGCGTTAAGCAGTCCTTATGTGAAGCTTAAAAAATGGCTACCGGTTGAAGACAGCCGGACAAGGTTAAGCCACTTGGATATGGAAGATAGACCTTTTGTTGAAATGGAACAGAGGTTTTATTTAGCTAATGCGGATGGGGTATTAGAAGAAGCAAGATACCCGGGAGATCACACATTGAGCGCAAGCAATGTCGTAAATTGTCGCTGTATAATAGTATTCAAGAATAAATTAGACGAAAACGGTAAACCTATAAGAAAGTAAACTATGGAGCAAGAAAGACCAAAAATTGTAGTAGATGAAAAAGGGTATTTAAGGGTTAAATTACCTAGCGGGGAAATGTTGCCCGAAACAGATTTAACTATCAGTAATAGTGTTGCTTTGAACAATAATAAAACACTATGTATGGTAACGGTAACTTTTGAAGCTGAACATGAACTTAAAAACAAATGATAGGGATCGCAATTTCAACATATAACCGCCCTGATGTATTGGAAAGATGCTTAACTAATATGAGAAAGCATTTACCTAAAGATGCGGTTTTAATTGTTGTTGATGATGCAAGCGACATTCCTGTTAAATCGGACTACAGATTCAAGCACAATTCCGGAATAGCAACCGCTAAAAACAAATGTAGTGAACTGTTGATAAAAGCCGGGTGCGAACACTTATTTTTATTCGATGATGATACGTGGCCAATCGTTGATAATTGGCACTTACCTTATATTAATTCAGGGGTTAAACACTTATCTTTCACCTTTCCGTTTAAATCAAACGGAAAAGCCAATGGACGTAAATTAATATGGAAGCG